GTAATTGGTGTGAGGGTTCCCGGTGTGTATTCTTCCATGGTCTTGAGGTTTACGCTTTTGCCTTTCCACTTTGTTCCACATTTAAGGCCAAAATAATTGTGGTACACGGCCGCCAGGCGGCTTTCTCCCCATCCGCTTTCAAGGATAGCCTGGGCAATAATGGGACTATGTACCGCAATTCCGTAGGCGGAAGCGTATTTTTTTACATACCCGGCAATCTTTTTAATAAATTCCTGCTTGTCCATGGTATTTTCCCTCTTTCTTTAATCTTCGTCCGGCAATTCTGTGGTGTATTTTGAAAGTAAGGCTTTCACTTTCTGCCACAATCCCTTTACGGGCAATCCGGCCAATGTCATATTTTTTAAGATGCTTACAATCTCATACGCCACAAAGAGAATGGCGAAAAATTCCGACATGCCCAGGTGTAACGGCGTTTCCATACCGATAACTGCCCATAAATCCTTTGGGATAAATCCAATAAGGTTGATGCTTACCACCACATCCGCCAGGTGTAAAAACAGAATGGACAAAATCATGCCCACCTTGCGGATTGCTCCATTGATGCCCACACAACTATTGAATTTTCTTTCTTTGCACGCTCTAAGCACGCCCATAATTGTGTCAAAAACGATTGCCAGGGCAACCGCTCTTAAAAACGGGCTTTGTGCCATCTGCATGAGAAATTCCAGTAACTCGCTTTTCATGGCTCCTTTCTCCTTTCTTCGTTTTTTTCTTGGTACGGTATCATTGTAGGGCGTTTGGAGTTGAAATTCTGACCCTATTACACGCCGGGCGGCTCCGGGCTTATGCCGGAATTAAAATATTGCTTTCCGTCTGCTCCCACTCCCAAAACAGTAATTCATATTCTATGGACTTTGTAACGTGGTAGGTGTCGGCGTGGCCCATGTGTCCCAGGCGGCTTTCATATTTTCTTGTAAATGTTTCTTTGTCCAGTTCTCCGGCTTCCAAATGCTTCACATCATTTTTCAGCCGCCGGACGGATGCCTTGCGGACTTTTCTATAATTTGGATGGTGGATATATCCGCAAAAATCAATCCCGTTTCCGGCGTAAAGAATGGTGCTTTTGGGGTTTATCTGCAATGCCATTTCCTTTTCCAAAAATTCTTCTATTCGCTTAACCCATTCCTTTAACTGGTTAAGGTCCGGGGTTAAAATAATAAAATCGTCCATGTATCGGATGTAATACGGGATGTGTAAAACGTGCTTTACGAATTTGTCCAGGCGGTTGCCGTATACATTGGCAAATAACTGGCTTGTGAGGTTCCCCACGGGGATGCCCACGCCGTCCGGCAATATCCCGTTCTTATCTATGATTTCATCCATGAGGATAAGGGCTTTCTTATCCCCTATGTACCGTCTGTTTTCGTCTTTTAATTTGTCATGTGGAATAGATGCAAAGTATTTGTGTATGTCCCCTTTATAGGCATAAAGCCGCAATCCCTCACGCTCCATAAGTTCATACATCCATTGGTATAACTGGTTACTTGCGGCGTGCATCCCTTTCCCGTCCCGGCAAGCGTAAGAATGATAATAAAACCCCTGTTCAAATATCGGCCCTATGGCGTTTACAATCATGTGCTGCACCACCCGGTCATAGAAAGGTAACGCCATAATCAACCTTTCTTTTGGTTCCCATACCTTAAAAACGGTATATTCTCCCTGGTGGTATGTGAGGTTTTCCACTTCATCACATGCCCTTAAAAGGTTATCTTCCTTTGACATAGAAAAAGCCAATACCTCTTCACTGTACCGCTTGCATTTTGCGGCCTGGTGGAATGAAGTATTGGCGTTGTCAAAGGTATACATTTTATCATGCAATCCTTTAACTGTTTTCATGTTGTGCCCTACCAATTTTCAAATATTCTTTTACTAAAAGGCGGTGCCTTTGTTATTTTGTCCTGGTGTGCCCAGGAACGGGAAAACCGTCTGACTTATCAAAAATGTTAGATAAATCTTTGCCAGTAACCCATAGGTTTCTGTGTCTGAAAATGCTGATTAGTCACAGACGCACCACACGCCAATGTTCGTGTTCACGTTCCACGGGTAGTTGTTGCAATTGACGGCCCGTGAGCCGCAATACACGCCGTTGTTCCAATTGCCGCCGCCAATGAGGGCGTGCAGGCCAGGAACGGCCTGGTGCGAATTAACAGTTTCCCCAAATCTTATTTATTATTTCCATTTTCCATCTTTCACGGCTTCAATAACGCCGCCCATTATTTTTCCGATTTCTGCCAGGTGTCGGCTTGCCACCTCATAGCGGTGTTTGCTCATGGCTTTATATTCCAGGTCATAAGACAGCCGTATAAGCATTTTAATAAACTGCAATTCCACATCCGCATTATAAATGTGGCTTTTCGTTCCGGTCTTTCTGAAACGGATAACGCTTTTTGACATTTCAAATATGGATGTTTTAATTTGGGTCTGTAATGCAAATTTCTCAAACTTCGGAAATTGTGCCAACACTGGATAGATGTATTTTAGAAAATCATAAATTTTCTGGTATAGCACCATACTTTCCATGTATGGGTCTATTGGTTTTGTATTTGTATTCTGTTTATTTTCTGCCATGTTCTTCCCTCATAGGGGTGGGCTTTCGCCCACCCAAACAGATTACAGACTGTCACAGACGCACCACACGCCAACGGACGTGCTCACGTACCACGGGTAGCCGTTGCAACTGACGGCCCGTGAGCCGCAATACACGCCGTCGCCCCAACGGCCGCCGCCAACGAGGGCGTGCAGGCCAGTGCTTGAATACATCCACGCTTGACCGTAACCGCCGCCAAATACGTCATACCATGCACCACTGGAAGCCGTGGGGTCATGTATCAACTCATTTAACCATTTCCAAACATTTCCCACCAGGTCGCAAATATTAAAACTGCTTACGGCGTTTGCAATCTTTCCAACGGCCGTTCTTGCGGTGTTGGTTTTTGCCGTCCATCCGTTGGTATTGGAATTGTCAAGGCCCTGGGGGCTTCCGTCTGCTGCCACGGTAAATTCCATATAGTTCGGCAATCTCTTTCCTACACGTCTTGCACGTTCCCCGGCAATATACCAGTTAAGGCCCTCGGTTCCCGTAATTGGTGTGGCGTTATAAACGGACTGCAAACCATTGGCCCCGTCATTACTGGAGAGGTAAATATCTCCCCATAATGCGTTCCCCAGGTATACCATGCCGGACGGGTCGCATTTAGGACGGTGCTTTGTGGTCCATACGGAATTTGGTAAAATATCCACACGGGTATTGCTTTCCCATCCACTTCCCCTTACGGACCCGGAAGCATTGACCGGGCGGCCAAAATCATCCGTATTTCTTACACGTCCATAATGGAAACCGCCAATTTTACGGGTGTTTGTATCGTCCCATTCCTCGCCGTCCGGGAATGTGGAATTTAAGGAAATCAAATAAATTTCATCCTGGGCATCCGTTCCGGGGTCGCAAATGTAAATATAATAATCGCTTCCGTGTGCAAAATCGGCTCCCTGGTCCAGGTTTGCCTTGGTAAGTTCGGTTTCTGCCGTCTTGAATACGGCGTTTTCTCCTACTGCAATCACACATCCGGCGGCAATCGTAACCGTGCCCGCGTCACTGTACTGGATGTACTCTTTTACCGGGGCCACAATGTCGGAAATGGCCGCCATTTTGGCAACTGTGATTTTTGCCCGTTCATCCGTCATATTTTCGTCATAAACAAATAATCTACTCATTATGCCAGTTCTCCTTTCATTGCTTCCACTTCCTCTTTCGTAATGCCCAGGCGGTCATAATATGTAACCGCTGCCGGGATGCCAATTTCTGTGGTGCCCATATTTAAGGCTTTGGAAAGGGTTAAGATAGTGTGGGTAATGGTGTTGTTCTGTTCTGCTGCCGTGTCGGTGCTTTCTGTGCCCTCTGCGGCGGCTTCTACGGGTTCATTGGTATCTTTGTCCACCTCTGCCGTTTCAACGCTTGCAACGGTCGGATAAACCGCCCCGTTTTTGATTTTCTGGCCCTCTGCCACCTCTGCACAAAACATAATCGTGACGGTCTTTCTATCCTCGGATAACTCAATGACCGGGCATGTTATCCAATTCTGATTTTCCAGTTTTTCAACTGCTGCCAACCAATCTTCTTTTTCCAGGCTACCTTTTTTTACCAGTTTATAGGTATTTACCAGGTCAGACCGGGTTTTGATAACTTTAGGAAATCCTTTCATACTTTTATACCTCGCTTTCTTTCAATAAATAGGTTCCAATGTAATTGCCAATGTAGGCCATGTTTGTGCCCTCACGCAATGCAACGGTCATGGTGTGCATTAAATCCGTGTTGTCGGCGGTAAACTTCTTTGGAATAGCCATAACGCTTTCCAAATTTGTTTCCACCGTGTAGTCCCCGGCTTCCGTGATATAAAAGCCAATTCCCGTGGCGGAAATATCGGCGGTCTGCACGGTTCCCGTTGTGGTATTGGTAAGGGTAACTGTGACGGGTGCCGTGATGTTTTCCAACAAATATTCCATGTATACCTTGTACGCCATGTTGTGGACTTTTACCCGTAAATCATCAATCTGTAACTGTAAATTTCCGGCCACATCCCCGGCAAGTTCGCTCTGTTTTTCTGCAAACCATTCATTCCAGGCCGCCGCCTGGTTGTCCATGAAATCCTGGGTAAGTTCGGCATACTCTTCCACAAAATCGGCATGGTCTTTTTCCATTGCCTTTTTCTCTTTAGAAAACCAGGCATTAAACTGGGCGGCAAACTGGGAAAAGTCCAGTTCTTCAAACTGGGAACCGATAAAGCCGCACACGGTTTCATCCGCTCTTTCATCCGCAATGTCTGCCTGGGTAATTTCAACCGCTCCGGCCGGAATGTAAATACGGGCCAGGCTCTTTTCCTGGATAACGTCATTGTTTACCAGTTCCGGGGCCTGGGGGTTGCTTGAAAATGCACCCTCTAAAACGT